CCTGTTTCACCTTCTGCAGTTGAGCGAAATACTGCTGCCACGTCATTCTCGCCCTCAATGTCAGCTTTTGCTGCAAAGTAAAGATACCTACGATTTGCTTGTGATTCACCTGCAAAGGCATCTTTTAAATTCTGAACTGTTTTGCTTTCACTTAATTCCATACATTCCTTCTCTTTTGGCAGAAACGGGCGGGAGTGACCCCGCCCAACTAGCTAGTGTGATGCTGCGGCTAATAACATTGCAAAGAATACTCCATAACAGTATATTGCTTCGCATAGATAGCCATCACAGTTAGCTAGACGCTTCCTGACCTTCTTGTACATTTTTTCACTCGATATTTATCATCTTAGGTCTATCCTCGTCTGGCACTACTTCGTCCAGATCAATACACAGGAGACCTCTGTTCATGTAAGCTTTCTTGAGCTGCACATGCTTGTGTAACGTAAATGTTCGCACAAACTCTTTTCCACTCAACCCCTTGTATACATATGACTCGCCGTCTTTTTCCGTCAGCTTACATAAACCTTTTACGGTCAAGACATCTTTATGCTGTGATATTTCGATATCGGATTTGTTCCAGCCTGGAACTGCTATCTCGACTCGATACCCAGCGTCTGTCTTTACGATATTATATCGAGGGTATGCCCCATCAATATTCGGGTTTACATTCTCAAAACGGTCAAACCCCAAAAAGAATTTTGGGAAGTCTGCCACATTCAATCTTGCTAGATTGTTCATAGTTTTCTCCTTGTGCCCTTTCGGTACACTCTGTGGATCCTTTCGGCATCCGGTTTAGTTGTGGGCGTTAAAGGTGCTCCGACCTAATCTTCAGTAAACTCAATAACTCCTTGAGCCTCTAAGTAATCTATAGCATGTTCAATACCCGCCTTGTGCCCTGCTTTAAAGCTACCGTACGCGCATCCAATCATACATATTATTACTGTTATTATTTGTAGTTCAAACACGCTAATTAACTCCATTGCTTAATTCCTTAAGGCCGTTACTGTTACAGTCATATATTATACACGCAGACACTTCATATGTCAAGAATTATTTTTAGAAGGAGAGAAATAAAAAATAGTACTTGACATAAAAGGTTAATTCCATTATAATACTACAATGAAAAATTATAGAAGGCGACCCTGGACGTACGAAGAGCGTACCCTCCTGGCAAATAAATATCATTTTTGTAAAGAAGCAGAGCTAAGTGAGATGTTTCCAGATCGTAGCTATAATTCATGTGTAAAACAGGCTAAATATCTGAGGGATAGAGGATGGGTATTCAAAAAGCCATAGCAGCAGCACTGGGAGTATCTTTACTACTCTCTCCAAAAGCTGTAGCTGAAGAACTAGATGTTCGAAAAGAATTGTACTGTCTTGCAACAAATATCTACTTTGAGAGTAGAAATCAACCCCAGGTTGGAAGAGTTGCAGTAGGACAAGTAACGATGAACCGTATGAACTCACCAAAGTTTCCAAATACTGTGTGTGAGGTGGTGAAACAAGCTAGATATTATCCGAGTGGAAGAATTGATTTACATTCATGCCAATTTAGTTGGTACTGTGATGGCAAGTCAGATGCTATAAGGAATCAGAAAGCTTGGGATGATAGTATGTACTCTGCTTTATTTGTGTACACTTCAGATCCACTTTTAGACATTGTAGATGGTGCTCTTTGGTATCATGCAACCTACAGTAGCCCTGCATGGGCAAAGCATTTTGAAAAAACAGTTCAAATAAATGAACATATCTTTTATAAGGAGAAAGAACAATGAGAGAGCCAGAACAGGGTGAACTATTCAGCGATGATTTCGTTCATGACGTATACCTAATAGAAACTGATGCAGAAGCATTAGCCTCAGCAGGGTTTCATACTAATGAAGAAAGCTACAATGAGCAAAATTGGGACGATATAGTTTATGGGAATTAATGAAAATAACAGTTAGAAATGGTAATGTAGAAAGCGCTTTGCGTGTACTCAAAAGAAAAACGAAAGAGTCTCTTATTGATCTTCGTTCAAAAGAGCACTACGAAAAGCCCTCTGCAAAGCGAAATAGAATGAAACAGGCCGCAAAAGTGCGCGAAAAGAAACGGATTAGAGACCAAGGATTAAAGTGCAAATCACCAAAGAAATAATAGAACTCTGGCATCAGCACGTTTTCGGAGATTGGATAAAAGAGATCGAAGTAGAATGGGAAACCGTTGAGGAAGGCTTAATTACTGCAAGACTAGAAAACAAAGAAAAGTATTGCAGTCACCTAAAGCAGGGTAAAGATAGAATGTATGGCCAAGTAATTATGGCTCTTACGGATACCATGTCATTCATGGTTCTATATACTACCCCAATAAAACCGCTAGGAACTCTTACACAGCACAGCTCTTTTATAGGGGCAGCAAAAGGGCCGTTCTTTAAGATAGAATGCTGTGTAAAGAAACTTGGTAAAAGAATATCTCATGTAGAAACTACATGGCATGATAGCGAAGATACTTTAGTGTTTCACTCTGTATCTAGCTTTACAATGATGGAAGAAAAATGAAAGTAAAAAGCATACCAAAAGCTACTAACTTTGAGTTAGTTGGAGACTTCATGGAAGCTTTCGGTCAAGATGTTTATATAGAACCTACTTGGCCTGACTTTTCTACTCGTGAGCTGAGATTAGAACTTATACAGGAGGAGGTAGATGAGCTTGGAGAGGCTATGGAACAACGAGACATGGTGGGCATTGCAGATGCACTTACTGATATTCTCTACGTTGTATATGGCGCTGGCCATGCTTATGGTATCGACTTAGGTGAGTGCTTTCAAGAAGTACATGCAAGCAATATGTCAAAGCTCGGAGAAGATGGAAAGCCGATACGAAGAGAAGATGGAAAGATACTTAAAGGACCAAATTTCTTTGAGCCAGACTTGGAGACGTGTTTGTGATTAACTATTTAGAGTTATTTATATTCACTACTTTTACTATTTTTGGAATGGTATCAGCACTATACTTTCCTATTGCTTGGGTGGAGAAACGGTGGCCTTTTCGTATAAAGAAAGGCGGTAAAACCAACTCTGGAGCAAAGTTTGGATGAGGAAACTAAAATGGGTTTAGGACTTATGGATGGCTTTCCTGCTGCGCTAGAGTTCTGGGAACACTGGTGTAAAAGTGAAGGTGACATAATTGGAACTGAGAAAGGGTACCCATGCAACTGGTGTGGGGCCGAGGAAAAGGAAGATGATGAAGAATAGGATGATGTGGTTCTTTTATAGTTGGGATACTATAATGAGCTTAAAATACAATCCCATAAGATTTATTGGAGATGTAAGTTTACAATGCTACTATATGATTGTACTCTCAATTATTTGGACTATGGCTTTTTGTAGTATGATAGCTGGGTGGTCAGGAGTTTTACCACTTATCGTAGGACACGTAGCTGTAATCTTTGCACTCTTTTTTACTTACGCTATCTTTTATGATGCAAGAAAAGACGGAAAAGGTTGGTTTCTAACTTGGGATCGTTCTTACAAGATGTCAAAGTCTTACAAGAACAAAGACCGCAGCAAGAATGCTTGCAAGTGGGATCTGGAGCAGGAAGCATGAAAGTAACGAGATACAAGCATAAGCTGGAGCGTACATTTTATGTAACTCCAGCACTTGTCTGGGAATGGTCGTATACAAACTCTACAAATAAGCAAAAGGCCTACACCGTGGGTCTTGAGTTTGCAAAATGGGGTTTTTATATGGATCTTATCTTCGGCGGAGATAAGAAGTCTTAGCAACTCTTTCAGTTGCACACTTCGGGCAGAGCACCGTGTTAAAAAGAAAAGCAAAGTGAAGGACGGGACCTGTGTAATTACAGCCCCGTCCTTTGCATTTTAGGTGATTAGGATCTAGCTTCATTTTGTAGCTCTTTCAGTCGCCATGCTAACGACTACTGACGCTTAAAAGCGTTCTCTCATTTTTACCAATCTCTTTTCTGGTTTTGAATTGATTCTATTCCCGCTACAATCTCTGCCCAGGGCGGGTTCTCTTCAAAATGTTTTTCGAGTTCTTTCATATCGAGCACTGGCTGCTTTAGAGCTTCCATCATGTACTCGAGATCGTTTTGCAACTCTTCTACACTTTCTCCGTAGGGCTTCATTGGATTTTCTGTCATGCCTTTGATCTTTCCATCATCGTCGTAGTAAACTTCATACAGTTGTAGAAATTCACCTTCAGGTGCTTTTTCCGAAACAATACGGTAGTTCCAAGTCATTCATACTCTCCTAATTCTTCATCTGTAAACACATAACCTATACCAGAAAGAAACTGCTGAAAGGCTTGCATTAGTTGGTCTCTGGTAGCATCCTCTGAGTCTATTTCCATTCTGAGTTTTTCTACTGCAGTGTATTTTTCATTTTTTATCGTCGTGTAATTAATTGTTATCATTTGCTTTTCGCTCCTGTTCGTTTATGTGGTCTGTCAATATTTTTTCGAGTCCTGCATTCAACAATAGTTTCAATGCAGAAGCATCTAAGTCTAGCACTATATTTGCAGTGCCGTCTTCATTCTCTATAACTTCTATAACTTCTATAACTGGCAGTGTTTCTTCACTTTCCAAAACGTGTCTCCTATTTAAAAACAAAACTTTTATACATTACCTGATTGCCGCTCTACAAGTTGTATCTCTTACCTACTCAAAAATAGTACTTTATTTATGCCAAAAAGTGTGGTAAAATATATAACATATTTGATGAACAATCAAGTCAATCGTTAATTTACTCATCCAGCAGATTGGAGTTTTAATTAGAGCGTTAATACTGAGGAGCGAGCCGCCAGGCGAGTGCCTCTCAGTATAGCTCTTAATTAAACCGACAATCATCAATCTCACTCTAATTCGCTTCAACTGAAGTAAGAATTACGACAACCACAAGGACCGTGATAATTAAATATCTTGTTACGGGTCTCATTCCTTCTTTCCACCTTTCTCAAAATTCGTCTTAATTTCACGCAATTCGCGATTATTTTTTCGCTTTAAAATCTCTTTTGCTTGTCGTATTGCCCCAGTAACTACAGGGAATTTTCTTGAATCTTTAGAAATTATACGCAAGGTATAAAACATGGTATCATAGTTCGAGTTATGTGGTAGAGCACCAACCTCTTCCCAGATTTCAACTGTAGTAGAACCGTCTTCCCAACTTTCAACTAATTTTGGTAGTTTATTCACCCGTAGAGGCTCCTTTTAAGACTTTCAAAACATTCTTTGGGGCTTTCTCCAACCCCGCTAAGACCCCGGGCGAGATACCCAAAGCTTCTGCTAATTCTGCTACTAGCTCAACTTTGGTCACTGGGGATTCGCCTGTCTTCGTCTTGTAGACGGAACGGCGGTACACTCCTTCTCGGCTTAACTTTCCGATTATAGACTTAGGAGTCTTGTCTAGTTCTTTTGCCAATCTTTCTACTGTAATACGTGTTGGCTTGTTCGTATATTCATCGACCATGTACTTGGTCTGATCTTCCGTATAGTTCACTAGTCCTCCGGATATTCTGTTAATAGTGTTTGTAGTTTCTCTGTGACTGATGCGAGTTTTTCAACTTCGCTGTCAATTGCTCCCAATATATCTGGGTGCTCTCCAATCCCAACGGGGTTTTTCAAATAAACGTCAATGTTCATACGGTGGTATTCCATTTCTCCACTATACTTAGCTTTCAACGCATCTAGTATTCTACTTTTCATTTCTTCTCCAACTCTTCTGGATCGACCAAATGTATACTGATCTTTCCTGTTACTGTATCGCGAACCATTCCAACATAAGGACAGTAATCCAACCACTCAAGTGGAACATTGTCCTCACCAACTTCTTCGATATACAATATCATTAGCTTTTGGTAAGAATCCTCCATTTCATGTGTCTGATTCTGTATCGTTTCCATTCCTTTTCGTACTTTGTCCATCGCATCGTACATGTCTCCAAGAGAGTCACGCATCTCATTCATGCTGTCTTCCAGCTTTGATTTCAAAGTTTTATCAGGGAATTGAATAATATCGCCCATTAGTGTCTCCTACACTGTGTAGTTAATTACGTGTGAGTTTGTAACTGTTTGCAGCTTACCGTTAATGTCGTAGATTGTTACATTATACACTGTTGAGTGCACTTGTGTAGTTCCAGGCTCAGTGCCTTCGTACACCTTTGTAACGACATCTTGGCGTGTGGTAGTGGTAGGAATGATAGCTCCTACACTAGGTATAATATCTGGCATGTAACTTCTCCTCATTTACCTATATTATAAGGGACATGAAGAAAAAAGTCAAGAAATTTTTTTGAATAGGTATAAAAAAATGCCCCAAGGCTTGGACACCTTAGGGCATTTCTCCAGTTGAGTACTCTTCGTTTATCTCACCTCACGATGAGCGAAGCGGGCTACCTAAATTAAGCGGTGGCTCCTGCTAGCTAGTCAGGACTAGGAATTACGATCCTCGATGACTCCGTCGGCTTCCGGCTTTCATGCTTTCGCGATATCCGGTTTAGCTACTGACCTCCTTTTAGTTAGATGAGTGGGGTCCCTCCTACTTCCTCCACTCGCAAGCGAATCACAGACAGTACATATCGCTTCCCTACTCTGGATTGTGGGGATATGCCCAGAGTGTAATTTACACACAAACATAGGAATTAATACCAGTTATGTGTGGACTACTTATCGAATGAGTCAAACGGGGATGACACTTTAACGATGTCTCTCATCCCATGGAGTAGAACGACTGGTTTTAGGCACTGCCCAGTCACAGTGGGGTCGTACAAACACCCTGCAGGTCGCCCATGGCCGATACTGCTCCCTAAATTTGAAAAGATATTATCTCAAAAAATAACCTTTCTGTCAACAATTATTTTTGTTATCCTACTAAATTTCCTATTTTTCGGAAAGGTACTGGATAACCGTTTGTATCGTAAATCGTTTTCACACTATCACGACCTTCGCGAACAAAGCCACCAAGAATGTCATAGCTCATGCCTTCTCGTCGACTTACGCAGCGGATAGGAAATACTTCCTGCTCTCCAAGCATACGCTTACGGCTCACTTTCTTTTGTGATGCAATACGTGCGGGTTTCTTGCCTCTAGCCATTTACATTCTCCTTTGCTACTTTTGCTGCGGCAGCGCTCATTGCTCGGTTTTGAACCAGCCAAGCGATATCTTCAGCAGTTGCTAATTGTGCTCTCAAGATAAAAGCAAGTGCTTCTTCAGACTTGAGACCCTCGCTCATCATGCCACCATGCATCATGAACAATTCAAATTGTGAATCTGTCATACTGTTCTCCCTTAATATGCGTATATTATACAGGCTTACGCATTTCATGTCAAATCTTTTTTGTGGACTAGGAGGTCGGAATCGAACCGACGTACACGGAGTTGCAGTCCGTTGCGTAGCCTCTCCGCCACCCCTAGAAATTAAACTTAGAAAACATACTGGGCTGGGGTCACGATTTTCTTCTCCCCGATCTTTTCTGACATATCCATCCCTACGAGGGGACAGTCGCGGTCTTCCCAGTATGCTTACTAAGTGGCTCTCCTTTTGATAACAAGGCGAGAGCCTCTCCCCGTCTAGCTTATGCTGCTAGAGAATAAACGTCGTCATTGGCGTTTGTAGTTTTTCTTACGTTTACGGTAGCTTGCACACCGATTCTCCACTAACCTGAGATTGCTTGTCGAAACCATGCTCCCCCATCAAAAGCACACTGTTGCTCAAGGATGCGATCCTACATAGACTTACTGACGCTTGCACGTTCTCAGTGTGCTTTTGGTGGAGGAGGGGGGAATCGAACCCCCGTCCACTCAATCCTACTTTAGCTTCACCGAATTAGTTAGCCTCGGCGTTAGTCTCAACGATAGCCAACAAAGTCATTAGGTCAGACTTGGTAGCTTTGCCCAAAGAAGGCAAGCTGAGATCAGTACCAAGAGCATTTTGAATTTGCTCTACCAATTCGTCTTTGCGAACTACAGCAACACCTGCTTTGGTCGTGCTACGCTTTGCAGGAACGTAGATGCCGATGTTGGACAGCTTAGAAATAATGCTGCGCTTTGGCTTGCTGAATTGAGAAGCAAGTGCTTCTACAGTTGCCATTGTAGGCTCAGCTTCGTACTGGTCGGTCATAGATGAAACCATTTCGTCCGTGTAGTTAACTGCTGAATCTGCCATATTTTTTCTCCCGAATGTTTGTTTGTTTAAGTGTCTATTATACAAGCCAAAGGTTAAAATGTCAAGAACTTTTTTCACTTTTCGTCTCCAGTATATCGCAGAGTTTTGTGATAAGAGCTAGTCGTCCCTCTGGCTTGTTGTTGTAGTTAATTGTATACCAATTGTTAGTCGTTGTCAATACCCTTTCTTTGAGTAGGGTCATCTCATCGTAATATGATAATGCTCGCTCGTCGTTTGGGGACAACTTCCAAAACTTGAGCGGGGATACTTTCCTCTCAGCCAATCTGCTAGCCTGTTCTTCCTCACTGATAGACAGCCAGAACTTAATCATTCGAACAGGAGCTTGTGCTTTCTCCCAAAAATTTACATCTTCCATGAAATCTTGATACTGGTCGTTAGAGCACCAGCCATTGATCTTTTGTACCATTGCTCTTGAGTACCAAGATCGGTCGTAGAATACCATCTGCTTGCCTGATGGCATTTTGGTACCCCAGTAATCTAGCCAGTTTTCCATAGTTTTTGGACTAGGTTTGGCAGATAGCTGTACACCAAATTTGCTTACAGGCAAGTAGTGGGTAACCTCTCGGATCGTAGATGATTTGCCCGCAGTATCACGACCTTCAAGCACAATCGCAGTAGGACCGAAGTCTTTTGACATTACGATTTGGTTGAGCCGAGCCTGCTGGGTTTCTAATTTATTCATCTATTCTCCTAAAGTATGCGTATATTATACAACCCTAAGCATTGTTTGTCAAGAACTTTGTGGTATTTCCTCCCAAAAGAATTCGTCGCCAAACATTGCTTCTAGCACTTCTTCTAGACTGCCCTCTGCCAGACGGTCGTCATCTTCTAACAGCTCTTCTCTTGCGTTCGCAATAAGGTTGTGCCAGTCCAAGCTCGTGTAGAACTTAAACGATTGGTCTGCGATGTCGAAGCTAACGTGCGTGTATTTCATTTATCTGTTTCCTTAAATTATGCAACTATTATACAACCCCAACCCTCTCTTGTCAAATGTATTTTGCGGAATTGCTCATAAAACATCGCAAAGTTATTCCCGGGGGCCGCGCGCGGGGTTTTTCTGTCAAGTTTTATTTTGCCCAAATCTTCCAAAATTTGCCAAGATTTGCCACGCTTTTGCGGGGTCTGCGCCAATTATACACTATTATCGTCCCCGTCGCAAGACCTGCCCAATCAAAATAAATTGCACGCAACCCCGCAAAAAGACTTGACAAATCGCAGCACTGCGCGTATAATCGGCGCCCGGCCCATTTTAAGGTCGAAAATCGACTTTGCACTGGCGCAGAGAGACTTGCCCAATCTAAAAAAATTTTGTCCACACCCGCAAAAAAGACTTGACATTGGTCGCTTTTGCACGTATTTTGGCGCAAGGAACACCTTCGGTTTTGCACATCGTTTTCCCACTGGCGCCCCCGCGCCAAAATCGCGTTGTCAAGCGATCTGGCTGCGGTGGGGGCGGGGAGTGTTCCACGTGGAACAGTCTGGGGGAGGCGCGAGCCTAGCCTACCCTGAGAGGATAAGCCAAGCGACGCCTAACAACAAGGCTATGTCGGCGGAGACGGAATAGGCCATATAGACCGCAACCAAAATTTTCCAGAGCCGCGAGTTTTTCTTTTCCTGTTTCATAGTCCGAGCATCCATTTTGCAGAAGGGCTTTTTGCCATACCAGCCGCCAACAGTTTTTCTCTGCTGGTAGGGCTGGCGATGATAGTTGCTAGAATCGCGCCTTCGTAATCGCGGGCATCTTCCAGCGCGGTGTGAGGTTCGACGGGTAAGGTCGGGTCAACGAATCGCGCAACATGGTCGGCCTTGCTAGATAGCTGGCCGCCCTTGGTGAACCAATCGTTCTCATGGCACGCCTGAGCGTAGTCGTCGGTTGAGACGATAACCGCCTTGGCCGCTTGCATCAAATCGAAGCGATTAGCAAAAATGCCCAAGTCGATGCCGGTATTGCGGCATTTGCCCCAATCGAAACCGATATTGTAAGCGGTCAAGATTGGCGAGAAAGTCGCAGCCATCTCAGCCAGCCAACGATTGACATAAGCCGGAGTCGCGATAGCGCGGTCGCCATTCGCAACCATGCCCTGATATTTTCGCAGGGTATGCTTGGGGTTGCCGAGCGACCAATGAAAATCAGTCGCGCCGAAAATGCCCTCGATGAGAACGCCCAACGATGCCGCTACGTTGCCTTTGCGGTCGATAACAACCGCGCCGAAATCCGCTACCCGATCATCCGACGTTGTTTCAACGTCGACGATGAGGTAATAGTGTTTGAGAGTGATTCTCATTATGCAATGCTCCTTTGAATGTATGCGTTATATTGTACCGGATCAACCACGCGAAGTCCAACGCCGCGTAGAGTATTTTGAACGTCGATTGAATCGTCAAACATGATTGAATCGTGCGCGAATTGAACCCAGTTCACGCCCATTGCTGCCGCCATGCCGCGCAGCTTGGTTAGCTTAAGCTCGCCGCATGGTCGGGCATCGCCCTCGCCTATGCGATGGATAACAGGCCCGCCATTGGGGAGCAAACCCTGCAAGCGTAGGAAGGCAAAATCTGCCTTGCCCATCACGCGGCTAGTGCAAACCCAAACGTCCAAGCCATCTTGAATCGCGGTCTGCATCTTGCCAGCCAACGGAAGCAATCCGTCGCGCATGATGTTGCCAACGGTATTGAGCCGCCGCCAATCGTCAAGGGAGCCGTCCCCTTGTCGGTGGGACGAATCAACAACCGTCCCGTCAAGATCAAAAATGAATCGCATAAAAATATCCTCCAATACCGATTATGTTTAAGAAAACCAGATTATAGCATTCTTTGCGTATAGCTTGCAAGGTCAATAATCCGAGTCCGACGATAGCAAGCGCCTTGCCTTCCGTCGTGTCGATGATGAAGGGAGCGCAGCATAACGCTGCTGCTCCCAACCAATCTGCTAAGGTGCGAAGCAATCTCATTTAAGATTGCTCAGGACGACATCAAGCTCGGCCTTAGTGAGATCGCCAGCGCGATCAGGCAAAGCAACCGCCTGACGAATAGCATCCGTCAGCTCGGCTTTGGTGATGCCCTTGGCAACTCGCGCCTTGGGCGATGCCTTGACATATTCCAAGCCAAGATGCTTGGCCTTGGAAATGACCGAGCGATGGCTAACGCCAAAGTCAGCCGCGAGATCCTTAGCGGTCTCTAGGTTAAGCGGAGCCGCCGCTTGCAGTTTGGCAACCATTGCCGGAGTGTAGTTAGACATAGAAGTCTCCTTAGTTAGTGTTCGAGTATTATAGCAAATGGAGCGAGTGAGTCAAATACCGATTTGGAATAAGCTTATGCTTTTTCGGCATATAGGCGGACGATCATGAACGCCAGAGTAACTAACAGAAAAGCTAAGGCGATGCAGGCAAAGCCGAGAACCTGAGTCAGCCAATCGCCGCCGCCCGTAACAAACAGCCAGCCGCTAATAGCCGTGACGCTAACAATAATTGTTAGCATGACAGAAGAAATAATAACGCCGATATAGTAAAGCATGGGAAGCCCCTTTCATTGATTCAGCCTATAGCTTAAGGCATCCCGCCGCGCTTGTCAATTGTTTTTGCCTATCAATAGGGGGGCGGTTAATAGACCTTGCCTATCGCCGCGCCGCGGGCGTACTCCACACGTACAACTTGGGGTATTTTTGACTTCATAATTTTGTAACGAAATTGTCATGTCTCATTCATAATAAAAATAGTATTTGACAATTTAGCCCTCCAGTGGTATAATATTCCTCGAAATCACCAATGATTTCAAAGAATTCTAAAAGGAGAATATCGTGAAACTTGCAATCGTAGCTGCTGCTGCTTTAACTCTTGCTCTACCCCTGTCTGCAACCGCCTCTGAAAAACTGGATCTTACTTTCACAAAAATGGAAGATGGAACTTACTGCGGTAAATTTTATAGAAATCGCTGGTCGAATGACATGAAGTATCAATGCCGAACTCAAAAAGAATGGGAAAAACTGGGAGTAAAGTTTCCTCAGCCTAAAACAGAAAAAGTAATTCTAGGAGAGCCCGACCTAGAACCAGATCAAGCAGTAGCTTAATACATAAAAGGGCTCTTCGGGGCTCTTTTTTACCCCTACCTAAAAATAAATCTTGACTTTCGAGTCTTTTTGTCCTATAATTCTTCTCATGGCTAAAGAATTAACCACAATCTCTCCAGAGGGACTTGAAGTAGCTAACTCGTACCTAACTTTCGGAAATATCCGTGCGGTTGTCGAGCAGCTTGGCGTACAAGAAAACAAAGTAGTCGAGCTGTTGAACAAGCGCGAAGTAAAAAAGTACATTGACACGGTGTACTTAGACATGGGTTACCGCAATAAAAACAATATTGCTGGCTTACTTGACGAAATGATTGAGAGCAAACTTGAAGAAGCTAAAGAAAGTGGGGTATACTCCAATAAAGACTTAGCTGACTTGCTCCAAATGGCCCATAAGATGAGAATGGATGAGATAAAAGCACAAGCTGATCTACAAAAAGCAGAAGCTACAAACGTAAAAAGCCAAACAAATGTACAAATAAATGAGGGACTACCCTTCGGCCAGGGCAACTACGGTAAGCTCATGGATAAGTTGTTGAAAGATGTCTGATGAAGAGCTAACCGAACTAAAGACGGAATTTTTAGTACATGAAAAAGAGTGCGCTGAAAGATGGAAAACAACCTTCAATCGTCTTGATGATATTGATGGCCGTTTGGATAAAATTTTTCAAGTAATTATTGGAGGTGGAGCAACAACCATAGTATTCTTACTTGGTTTGATCTCTACCGTAGTGCTAAACAATTGGTCATAAATGAAATGGTTGCCACTGAAGACCGCATTAGGCATACTGATAATACTAGCATATTTTTTGCTAGCAGTACCTGCCTTTGCAGATACCGAAGACCCTGATCAAAGACCAAACGACTTATACGAACCGGATCCAGATTTACCCAATGAAGGAGGTGAAGATAGTACAAACTCAGGTGATAATGAAGGCGCTGAACAAGACGGCAGCCTTAACACCAACAATCAGAATAGTACAGTAAATAGTAATAATACTACTAACTCAAAAACATACAATGGAGCCGGTAGTTCTGGTATGCCTGTATACTCAGCAATTTCACCAAGCTATATGAGTACAGGACCAGAAACTTGTTTTAGAGGCAACAGTCAAGGTCTTCAGTTACCGAGTATTGCACTCAGTAGAGGCGGGTATAAAGAAGACCCAGAGTGTAACAGACGAAGAGATGCAAAAGTTTTAAGCGACCTCGGAATGAAAGTCGCCGCAGTAGCGAGAATGTGTCAAAATCCGGAAGTATGGAGAGCCATGTTTATATCAGGCACTCCCTGCCCAGTTTTACAGGGTGGCAAGTTGATAGTAGGAAAGCGTGCTTACTTAACGCTAAAGACTTTACCAGCTTTGCATATCCCAGACTATGAGAAGAAAAAAGACTGGTATAATGATGTACTAGGGATTGGAGTTGAAAATGAACAAGCTGAGAGTGGCGATACTCGTTCTATTTCTGAGCGCTTCAGGAGTAGTGAAGGCGGACCCGCTGAATGACTTAGTTAACTCAAGTCAAGCAGTAGTGGATCAATTGAATATCGGATATAAAACAGTTGCAGGTTTGCAGTACAACGCAAATCTAGGTTACATGTCTGATGGTACAATGGCAGATGCTGCAAAGATTTCAGAAGCACAAAGAGTTGCATATAATGATGCATTAAGTGCAATGGCAGATATGGAGTTCTATACTGCCCAAGATTTCTTGATGGATCAAGGAGAGATAGCAATTGCAAATATGGAAACAGCTATTGAAACCTTTACAGAAGCGGCAACAGAGATAGCAGTCATACTAGAAGTGACTACAATGGCCGAAGAGGCAGCACAAACAAATAGTGACCCAGAAATGCAAGCGGTTGCAGAGTTTGCAGAAGCAAATGAAGCAGCTCTTACACTTCAAGCAGAAACAGTAACTGAGTATAATGACTCCTTAGAAGACGTAGAAGGTTACGCACAAGAAGCAGCAGCATACATCGGTGTTGCAAATGATGCAGACTCTGTAGCTTTCTTTGATAATAGCGCAGAGCAAGCAGATTCTAGTTTTGTTGATGAGGTTACAGCAACGTTTAGTACTACAAATAACTGGGTAAAGCTTGACTTTGAAAATGCAAACTGGGCTTCTGCAGTATATTTTGACGGTACGAATAGTTTAGATTTGTATAAGTCAAGCACTGCAATACTTCAAGATGGAGCGAATGATACTTATTATACAAGCAGCCCAAGTTATGTAGGCTATGAATGTTTCTTCTACGGAACAGGATGTGAGTAAAAATGTCTATAGAAGATACCGAGATAAAGGTAGGTGGCGTAAGCTTCAAGGGAATGCACATAGCGATAGTGTTCGGCATTATTTCAAGTATTGCTGGGGCTATATGGACGGCCAGTTCTATTTACTCAAGATTAGAAGCGGTGGAGGCATACGAGATACCAGACGTGACCCCTCTGACGGAGCAGGTCCACCTGATAAAACAAGAACTCGAAGACAACGATATCAGCAAATTGCAAGGAAATCTCGCAACTTTACAGGCTAATCTTCAGACAATAATGCAGCAGCAGCAACAGCTCCTACTTATTCAAGAAAGAGTAGTAGAAGCAGAAAAGACTGTCACTGAGATGGAAACGGAAGTTGAAAAAGCAGAACTAGCTGTTCAACGTATTGATAAGTTTGATGAGTACTTAAAAACTCTTGAAGACAAGTTCAAGAAAATTGATAAAGAGATAGACGATCTCTGGGAGGGCTTAGATGCCCTAGCAAACCCATTAGGGTAGGAGTAAATATGGCACAGGTAATGAAAAAAGCAGATGGATGGGAAGTTTTAGACGAGAATGGTCGTCATCTATTTGATACAGAAGCAGAAGCAAAAGCACATGTAAGTGGTAGTTCTGCACCTGTTGAGAAAGAAGAAGAGGTCGAAGAGTAAATGGCTGTCCGTCGAAAAAGAACGGCGGCCAAAAAGAAAAAGCCGGTACCCACAAATAAAAAACTTTATGCGAGAGTAAAAGCTCAAGCAAAGCGGAAGTTTGCTGTGTATCCTTCCGCGTATGCAAATGGTTGGCTTGTGAGAACTTATAAAGCCAAGGGCGGTAAATACCGCATGGGATAAACTATGCCTTCACACTACGGAAAGAAAAAGCCTATGGGCAAAAAGAAGCCTAAAAAGAACGGTAAGAAGAAGAAAGGTTTAACAGCTAAGCAAAAGAAGCTCCCTCCAGCTCTTCAGAAAGCAATTCTGAAAAAGCAAAGAGGCCGCTAATGCCTGGTATCCAAGTACCGGCAGGATACAAGAAAAGCATGGCAAAGAAAAGACGTAAAGCACCGAGAGGCTATCATTACATGCCAAACGGTAAACTTATGAAAAATTCTGCTCATAAGAAGAAGAAAAAGAGGGGCAAGAAAAAGGGCTGAGGGAGATAACTATGGCAAAGCCTCGTGGAGGTTTAACAAGATGGTTCAAGGAGAACTGGGTTGATCTAGGACGACCAAAAAAGGGCGGCGGCTTTGAAAAGTGCGGTCGCAGCAAATCTGGATCAAAAAAGTATCCTAAATGTGTACCGGCTGCAAAAGCAGCTCGTATGACTCCCTCTCAAATAAAATCTGCTGTTCGTCGAAAGCGAGCAGCAGGTAACCCTCCTGGGAAGCCTACAAATGTGAGTACATTTGTTAAAAAGAAAAGGAGACAAAGGCGTGCCCGTAAGAAAGGTTAAAGGTGGATATAAATGGGGAACGTCAGGCAAGACGTATAAAAGAAAGAAAGATGCCATGAAACAGGCTCGAGCTATCTACGCTAGTGGATACAAAGGAAAAAAGCGTGGCAGTAAGAAAGCGAAAAAGAGATCCTAGATTAAAGCGTGCTGGAGTTTCTGGTTTTAATAAACCAAAGCGTACTCCAAGTCATGCAAAAAAGTCACATATTGTAGTGGCAAAAGTTGGGGATAAAATTAAAACAATTCGATTTGGGCAGCAGGGAGCAAAAACTGCTGGTAAGCCCAAAGTTGGAGAGAGTGAGGCAATGAAGCGAAAGAGAGCTTCATTTAAAGCTCGTCACCGTAAAAACATTGCCAAAGGCAAAATGTCAGCAGCTTACTGGGCTGATAAGGTGAAGTGGTAGTGATCGCTGAAGTAACCGCAGTTATAGGTGCGCTCAATGCGGTCAACGGAGCTATTAGTACTCTAAAAGAAACAAAGAGTAATGTAGATAGCATCTCTAGAGTTTTTGGAAGAGTTACACAAGCTGCAAGCGGTCTTGCAGAAGTTGAAGAAAAAGTAAGAACAGGAAAACTTGTTCTTAGCACTACTGATGCCATGAAAATTTCTATGGCAAAGAAACAAGTTGCAGACTATGAAAAGCAGCTAAAAGACTTATTCATTTACTCTGGTAACGGAGATATGTATAAGGAAATGAAAAAAATACAGATTACTTCTATACAAGCAGCAAAGAAAAGAGCAGCAAAAGCAAAAGCTGCTACTGTTGCAAAGAATAAACAGACTAAAGATGAAGTAATGGTTCTTGCAATTACTATAGTTGTTTTAATACTAACTGTTAGCGGCGGATTTTTATGGACAGTACTACGATGAATAAGCGTTTAGAAAGAGATTCCGAGTATGCAGCATATGATACCGACGGCGATGGTATCGTTACTGATGAAGAGTTGGAAACAAGTAAAGAGCTGCAACAATTAAAGTTAGCTCATGATAAGGCAGATGCACAAAGAGCTATGGCTTGGTTTGCTTTATTTGGTATGTTATTGTACCCATCTTTAATTGTGATTTGTTCTTTAGTCAGATTAGATACTGCAGCGGCTATATTAGGGGATATAGCAAGTGTGTATTTTGTAGCAATCGCTGGCTTAGTTGCAGCATTTTTTGGAGCATCAGCATGGCAATCGAAAAAATAAAAAGAATAGCAGAAGACTTAAAAGAAAACTTTGAATATGTATCAGACCAGCGACAGTATGGAAAAAGAGAAGCTTGGTACATAATGAAGCCAGATCCTCTTGCAAAAGACTGGCCTGTTTATAGGGGTGACTGTGAAGATTTTTCACTTACAGTTTTATACCATTACGTAGATAAAAGCTGGCTAAAGTTTTGGTATTATTTAATTACTTATAAAGCACACATGAGATTTTGTTATGTAGATACTCCTGATAGAGGGCACGCTGTTCTTAACTTCGGGGACGTCTACATTGATAACATCTTTGGTACGACAACTACTAAAGATGAAATGGAGACCAGGGGATATGTCTTCAGGACACCATCCTGGTTATACTTTGCACCGACAACAGTAGCAATTAAGCTTCTAATAGGAAAGTTATGGAAAAGTCAAAGAAAAATAAGCCAGTAGTATACATAGAAGAATATAAGAAAAATATTCGGCCTCCTAAATCAGAAGAGTACTTAACAGAGCTAGAGTACTGTAGACGATACAGCAAAACGAGATCCATGGGACAAGACTAAATGTCAATAGAAATTAGCCGCAAAGATATCTTTGCAGAGTATATAGCAGATTACTGCCAGGAAGGTAAGTTTTTGAAGCTTCCAGTAGAGCCCTATATGGACTTACTGGGAATCACACCCCTGCCTTCTCAAGTAGCAATCATAAATGCTATAAATAATCCAAAATATAGATTCGTCTGCGCGGCAATTTCACGAAGGCAAGGAAAAACATATATAGCCAATATTATAGGGCAACTAGTTTCGCTTGTACCTTCGTCCAATATTTTGATTATGTCTCCGAACTATGCTCTCTCGCAAATCTCTTTTGATTTGCAAAGAACTTTGATAAAACACTTTGATCTAGAAGTAGTTAGAGATAACGCAAAGGATAAAGTGATTGAAATATCAAACGGATCTACCATACGCATGGGATCAGTAAATCAAGTGGACTCATGCGTTGGTAGATCTTACGACCTAATTATCTTTGACGAAGCAGCTCTTGCTGATGGGAGAGATGCTTTCAATGTAGCACTCCGCCCTACACTTGATAAAGACAACTCAAAAGCAATCTTTATATCTACTCCACGAGGAAGAAATAACTGGTTTGCAGAGTTTTTTGATAGGGGATTTGTGGATGATTTTCCGGAGTGGGTCTCTATTAAGGCGAGTTATAAATCTAATCCTAGAATGTCTGAAACGGATATTAAGGAGGCTCGAAAAAGTATGTCCGAGGCTGAGTTTCGACAAGAGTATGAAGCAGACTTTAATACTTTTGAGGGTCAGGTTTGGAACTTTAATTTTGAAGAGTGTGTCGGAAACTTTGACGAAATAGATATTTCTGAGATGGATGTTTTTGCTGGGTTAGACGTAGGTTATAGAGATCCTACTGCATTTTGTGTAATTGGGTACTCCTGGGATGAAGGCAAATACTACCTTCTTGATGAGTACTTAGATGCAGAGCGAACTACAGAGCAGCATGCAACAGAAATACAGGCTCTAATCGACAAGTGGGATATTGACTATATTTATATTGATTCTGCAGCTCAGCAAACTCGTTTTGATTTTGCCCAGAACTATGATATTACTACTGTAAATGCAAAGAAATCTATCTTAGATGGAATCTCTCATGTAGAAGGAATAGTAGATAATGATAATTTACTTATTGATCAACATTGCAAAGAAACACTCCAAGCGTTAGATCAATACCAGTGGGATCCTAATCCCAATCTTTTAAAAGAGAAGCCAAAGCACAATCGTGCGTCACACATGGCAGATGCATTGCGGTATGCACTGTACTCATTCCAAACATCAAACAGCGGCTTTTAGAGATACCATGTCAAAAATAATGTTTGACATGATACCTTATGTTCGCTATAATTCTGGTATTCGAAAATGGATCTAAAAAGAGACCTCGTAAAATACATAAGAGACAAAGCAAAAAACAAATATGAAAAAGGCACTGAGTGTTATATTTGTGGAGAACCAACAGAACTTGATTTTCACCATTTTTATTCATTAAGTCCGTTAGTTCATAATTATGTAAAAAAGAATAAGTTACTTCCCGAAAATGTTTTATCTTTTCGGGAAGATTTTATACAAGAGCATTGGGCTGAGTTGTATGAACACACAGTTACATTATGCCATGCACATCATCTAAAACTACATAAGGTGTATGGAAGAGACCCAGGCTTAGGAACTGCAAAGAAGCAAGAAAGGTGGGTCGAGATTCAAAGAGAAAAACATGGCATGGTATGATCGTATATTAGGAAGAACGCCAGAGGTGGAGGAAAAACTAAATCCTGCACAACAATATTATGATCATGCCACAACACCGTCTCGTGAGTTTACATTTAAATATGAGAAAGCATACGAAGACATAGAGATTGTAAATCGTGGTGTAAATCTTATTGTAGATGATACATCAGAGATTAAAACAACCGTAGGAGCACAGATACCAGGACTACAGAGTGTCGTAAAAGGCGTAAAAAGATCAAGAGTAAATCTTCTTTTAAATAAAGAGCCTAATCCTTTCCAAGACATTAGCACATTTAAAAGAAATCTTATCACTGATTTCTTACTCGACGGTAATATTTTTATTTATTACGACGGAGTTCACCTCTACCATCTTCCCGCCAATAAAATGAACATTCATACAAGTAGTACAACTTATATTGATAAGTTCACTTTTAATGAGAAAGTTGATTACAAAACCTCTGAGATAATTCATATAAAAGATAATTCTTTCTATTCTATTTACAGAGGAATATCAAGATTAAAGCCAGCACTTCGAACTATGGTTTTAATGCAAAATATGCGACAGTTTCAAGATAACTTTTTTAAGAATGGAGCTGTTCCCGGTCTAGTACTTAAGAGCCCAAATACTCTGAGTGAGAAGATCAAAGAAAGAATGATACAGTCTTGGTCTCTTCGTTACAGACCAGACTCAGGCGGTAGAAGACCTTTAATCCTGGATGGAGGATTAGAGATAGATAGTTTTACAAATACTAACTTTAGGGAGTTAGACTTTCAAGCAGCTATACATGAGAACGAGAAGATTATTCTAAAAGCGCTAGGCGTTCCTCCAATCATGTTAGACTCTGGTAATAACGCAAACATTCGACCTAATATGAGAATGTACTACCTAGAAACTGTATTACCAATAGTGAAGAAAATGCACTTTGGTTTGGAAAAGTATTTTGGATTTGAACTAAAAGAAGACGTTACTGAAGTGCCTGCGTTGCAGCCCGAGATGAGAGATCAGTCGCAGTACTATACTGCTCTAGTTAATGGAGGAATTATATCACCAAATGAAGCTAGAGAGCACTTAGGTTTTGATCCTGTAGAAGGATATGACGATCTTAGAGTACCTGCCAATATTGCGGGAAGTGCTGCAAATCCGGATGAAGGTGGCAGACCAGAAGAAGGAGAAGATGATGGGTAGCATAAGACGTAGAGATGTTGCTATAAGAGCAGCAGCAATGGCAATGCTAGAAGAAGGTAAAGTTCTTAGTAAAAAAGAGTTTGATATGATTACCAAACCTACTGGTGTACGATCAGGTAATCTAATGAATTTATTTGGAAGCTGGTCTCGACTAGTAGGATTTATAGAAAAAGATCATCCAGATATATGGGCACAACTTCATGAAGAAGCAGCTCCTGAGCCAGAGCCTGTAAAGGAAGAGGTTTGTGAAGTTTGCGGAGAGGAGTGTGACTGCCCTCCAGGAGAGTGCAAGTGTGCCAAGCCTGATCCATTAGCAGCTCTTGCTAAAGTATCAGAAGTAAAGGAAGACGATGAATAAGATATTTAATCTTACTTCCACGTTTAAGTCACACGAAGTTGAAGACGGAAGTGTGATGATTCGCGGAATGGCGAGTACGAATGACTTTGATCGTGCAGGAGATACTATTTCTCCTGATGCATGGGCAAAGGGTGGCTTAAAGAATTTTGAGAATAATCCAATTATTCTTTTTAATCATGACTATAACAAGCCGATAGGTAGAGCTACGGGGTTAAAAGTAACTCCCAATGGTCTAGAACTAGAGGCAAAAATTAGTAAATCTGCACCCGAACATGTGTGCGATTTAGTTAAAGACGGTGTCCTTGGAGCCTTTTCTGTTGGTTTCCGGGTCAAGGACGCTGATTACTTATCGGAAACCGATGGATATAAGATAAAGGACGCTGAGTTGTTTGAAGTTTCGGTAGTATCCGTTCCTTGCAATCAAGCAGCTACTTTTTCTCTGGCGAAGTCTTTTGACTCTGAATCAGAGTATGAAGACTTTAAGAAAACTTTCACCAATCGTGTAGATCTAGCCAGTCAGTCTCTGGCTAAAGATGATAAATTATCTGTAGCTAGTGACACACTGGACGGAGCGCAAGCTCAAAAGGAGATCAAAATGTCGGAAGAGGTAAAAACTCCCGAAGTCGACTTGGAAGCATTTGCTAAGAAGGTAGCAGAGGAAACTGCTGCTAAAATTGCAATGAAACAAGCCGAGACTAAAGCTGCTGAAGAAGCTGCAGCACAAGAAGCTGTTGAGAAAGCCGCTGCGGAAGCAGAAGCTAAAGCAGTTCAAGAAGAAGAAGTCAAGCAAGCTGTAGTAACTGGTGTTGAATCAGGTACTGAAAGGCTTCTTGAAGATGTTCAGAAAGAGTTTACTAAGCGTGATGCCGATATGGCAGAAACTCTCGCTAAGTACAAGAAAGAACTCGAAGAGAAAACTGACGAAATCACTAAGATGCGTGACTCTAAGCGAGTATTCGCAGATCGTGCTGAAAAGAACGATATTTCTAAGTGGGGTCAGGACTTCTTAACCGCACATATGCTAGGTGTAATGACTCGTAAGGGTTGGGATACTAGCTTTGGACGTGACATCCAAGAAAAGGCCGGTATCGACTATGCAACTAATGCTGGCGATATTGACCAAGAAGTTTCATCTCTTATTGAGAAGGAAATTCAAAATGAGCTACGTGTAGCTCAACTATTCCGTGAAATCCCTGTGAACGGTGGAGCAACTGTGCTACCAATTTCCGTAGATGTTGAGCCTGCAACTTTCTCTGCAAGTGCAGCAACTTCTGGTAACTTGGAAAATCGTGGCGCATCAAACAGCACCTACCGTCCTAAGCAAGTAATCTTGAATGCGTATCGTTTGATCTCAAGCACCTTTATGGACAACGATGTTGACGAGCAAGTTCTGATTAACTTGATGCCTATGCTGATTGAAGGCGTAGCACGTGCACACGGTCGTGCAGTTGAGAATGCTATCTTGAATGGTAACTCAAGCGCACCTGCAGGTCTTGCAGACTTTGCCGCAGCAGCAACGCTGTCTGGCACTGACAACATGGACATCTCTGATGGCGATTTGTTGACTGCTGCTAACTTGTTGACCGCACGTAAGGCAATGGGTAAGTATGGTTTGAATCCTTCAGATGTAACTTACATTGTTAGCTCAGCGAGCTACTATGATCTGTTGTCAGATTCTGCTTTCCAAACTCTGGATGAAGTAGGATCAGATCTGGCAGTACGAGTCACTGGTACAATCGGAGCCGTGTTCGGTTCTCCTGTTGTTGTATCAGAAGAGTTCCCTGCAGACAACACTAACGGAAACATGGCTGCAGTAGCTGTGTACCCCCGTAACTATGTAATTCCACGTCTACGTGGTGTTACGGTTGAACAAGATTACGAAGTGATGAATCAGCGACGTGTTATCGTTGCGACTCAGTCACTCGGATTTGAAGAAATCGTGGCCGGCGCTTCAGCTGACCAACCTTCAGTTCGAATTAACTTCCAGTCTTAATAACCAGCAAACTTGGGGGAGCTTTGGCTCTCCCAGGTTTTTACTAATTTACTTATGACAGATTTAGTTACATTATCAGATTATAAAGACGCAGAGGGAATTGCAAATCCTAAAGAAGATTTGCGATTACAGTCTCTTATTCCATCTGTGAGTCAATTAGTAAAAACCTATTGTGGTAATAGCATAGTAGATTTCTATTCATCAAATAAAGAGGAAGATTTTGATGTTTATTGGGATACATATGCAGTACAACTTACAGAGAGTCCTATTGTTTCAATAGTAAGTGTACAAGAAAGAGGTAGCTATGATGAGGCTTATACTACTCTCACTACAGGAGCGCATGAATATTATCTTGATGCGCGTACCGATAGTATTATACGAACTAATAGCTCTGGCACTCGTCTTAATTGGAAGCAAGGTGTTGGTGCCGTAAAAGTCACATATAAAGCAGGATATGCTTCTACGCCTTCAGATTTAAAACTAGCAGTATTTGATTTAATTACATACTACTTGAGAGATGAACATAAAGAGCGTAGAACTCTTGGAGGAGCTAGTATACAGAATCAGCCCTCTACAAGCCAGAGAAATAATGTAGCGTTTCCAGACCACATTAAGCGAGTTTTAGACTTATACAAGAATTTTTAATGGCAAAGGGTAATCTCAAAAAAGTACTGGAAGAGCTGAATACAAAACTTGAAAAAGATTCAGAAGCCTACCGTACTTTGGTTGCAAATAAGCAAGCCCATTACTTAGTTCTAGATCAAGAAAAATTAAAGAAACAAATTGAAGCACAACTACTTGCTGTAGAAAAGAAAGCAGACTCAAAGTTTAATAAACTTAGTAAGGATCTTCAAGGTGTTGTAGACCGTGAAGTTCCAAAAATGTTTAACTACTTAGCTGATAAGCTAGACCCTAAACATTATGAGAATCCAAGAAGAAAATATCTAACAGAAAGTTACGATAATAGTGGTGGGGTTTTGACTGTCGTAATTGAAGTAAAAGCAGGAAAGCCTCCTGGCGACGTTTTTGCATACTTTAGAAGAATTAAACAGAGATCACAGAAAAATTTAGTTACTGAGTTGAACAAAGAGATTGCAAAGTTAAATAAAAGAAATGTAGCTCAGAGGCAAGAAGTAAAGTCTTCTGATTTTTTAGATATTGGACACGTTGGAGAGTCGGCAGTATCTAAACAAAGAAAAGCAGAAGTAGAGAAAACTTTATTTCAGTTCAGCCAGCAACAAAATCCAATGGTTAGAAAGTTTATAAAAGAGCTGGCAGGAGAAGTAGAGTTAAAGATTAGACGAGTTCCTTCAAAAAAGAAAGTTGGCGGAAAAGAAGTAAACGAAATAACTCTTGAAAGTACACGTTTAAACAAAGCAGAGGGGCAAGAATTAAAGAAAGTAGCTGGCGAAATAAATGATAAGCTAGAAAAACTTATAGCTGCATTAGACCCAACACCTGCAGAACTTTCTGGCTCTCCTTCTTATGTCGATAGAGCAGAGCAACAGGCTGTTAATATGATGGCTAATGTTGCGACAAAGGTTGGAGCTAAAAAGAACTTTAAGGCAAAAAAACAAGTTAAAAAGACTTCAACTGCTTCTGTAAAACGAAAGTCAAAAGCAAGTGCAGGAAAATCTTTTAACGATAAAACAAAAGCTCCTGCAATTAAAATGGGATCCGATGAAGGCAGAAAGCAATCGCCTATAAGCTTAATGGCTTTGATAAATGCAAAACTGCCTTCTACAGTAAGAAAGAACATGGGTGCTCCAAGATTGGAGAATCAAACTGGACGATTTGCTTCTAGCGTTCGTATGGTGGATGCAACAATAACTCCACAAGGCTTTCCAAGCTTAGGATATACTTATCAAAAGCAGCCCTATGGAGTTTTTGAATCAACAAGTGGAAGTAGGTTTGCAAGCATAGAAAGAGACCCAAGAACTTTAATAGATAAGTCTATAAGAGAAATTGCAGCAGAACTGGTAACAATGAGACTGTATACAAGGAGAGTCTAGTGTCAACAAGAACATATACTTCTAGACGAGCAAATATACTAGAAGCTCTTACTGTTAAGTTGCAAGATATTGATGGCTCTGGAGTATTTCTTACTGACTTACAAAACAATGTTCATCCTAGACTTAAGTTCTGGGATGAAGTAGTAGAGTTTCCTGCAGTACACTTAAATGCAGGAGCAGAAACAAGACAGTATCAGGGCGGTGGCTATAAAGATAGATTTTTAAGTATAGTTGTTCGATGTTATGTTTCTGATGAAAATGATGCCACAGAAGCTTTAAACATGCTGATGGAAGACATTGAAACAGTACTAGAAGATAACTCTAGACTAGAATACTCTGATAAACAGAATAATACATTTAATGTTCAACAGATCACAATAGTCAGTATTAATACTGACGAAGGTGTACTAGAGCCCCTAGGTGTAGGTGAAATTACAATAGAGGTTCGATATTAGAAAATACTGGCACGAACAGACGTTCACGTCCAAGTCTTTTCAAGTTTCATAGGAGAAAACTATGGCTACTAATTTGTATTTTAGTCGCGATACTAAAGTCTATATTGAGGTAACAAATGGAGTCTTTGAAGTTCCTGTTCTCGATGGCTTTAGTTTTAGTCAGGCTAATAATTCAACAGAAGTAACACTCGCAGAGATGGAATCATCTGCCGGTGTAAGTAAGCGTGGACGAAGAGTATTTAACGACTCACTCGCACCTGTTGAGTGGTCTTTCTCTACTTATGTCCGTCCTTTTAAATCCGCAGGCACAAACGTTGCCGGAAATGCAAACAAAAATAGCATAACTAGTCATCATGCTGTAGAAGAGATTCTATGGGCTCTTATGGCAGGTCCTGCTACCTATACTGCAACTACTAGTTCGGCAAATGCTGCACTAACTGGTTTAACCACAGACGCTACCGACTTAGATATTACATTTGCTAACTCAAATAAATCTACATTGGGAACGGCAAATATTTATTTCTCACTTGATGATGCTGGAGGCAACCCGACGGTTTATAAGTGTACTGATGCTGTTGTAAATGAAGCAACTGTTGATTTTGATATTGATGGTATTGCAACAATTAACTGGTCTGGTTTTGCTACAACATTGGCTTCTTCAAGTAAGCCTACTCGTACAGTATTTGAAGCAATTGGTGCTACGAATAACTATATTCGTAACCGACTAACTCAGCTTACAATTACTGCAGATGATACTACTACTTTCCCAGGAGCAAGCAGTAACGGTGTATATAACCTTACTCTTACCGGCGGAAGTTTTACTATTTCAAACAATATGACATTCTTAACGCCAGAAACAATTGGTTCAGTTAACCTACCTATTGGTCACGTTACCGGAGCACGCTCTGTAAGCGGATCCTTTACCTGTTATCTAGCCTTAGACACTTCTAGCAACTTAGGAACATCAACTGATTTCTATGCAGACCTCACAACGACTGCAGCAAGAAATAAAGTTGTAAATAAGTTTGCAACTACATTTAAGATTGGTGGTGCTTCCGCAGCTCCTCGCTTAGAAGTAGTCTTCCCCACAGCTCACTTTGAGATTCCTTCTCACAGTGTAGAAGATGTTATTTCTCTTGAAACAACGTTCCAAGCGTTGCCTTCCACGATTGATAATACAAATGAGGTAACTCTCAAATACTTAGGTCTAGCACCTGCATAAGAAGAAGGGGCTTCGGCCCCTTTTTTCTTCCCACCACACAAAAAATATTTCTTGACATTTTTTCTCTCGTCGAGTAGAATATATCTTAATTAAATTGTCGCACCCTTTTGAGGAATTTTTTATGACCGATACGCCCGTTTCTTTAGCCAGTCTTATGACATCAAGTAAGACGGTTTCAATTGACTTTCCAGGTTACACAGGAATGTCGATTGACTTATGTTATTTAGCACGTGAAGAACTTATTAAACTTCGTAAACGATGCATTAAAACTAAATGGGATAAGAAAACCCATCAGCCTTTAGAAGAGCTAGATGAGGATAAATTCTTAGTTGAATACACAAAAGCAGTACTCAAAGGATGGTCAGGTCTTAAGTATCGATACCTAGAAGAGCTTCTTTTGGTAGATATAGGAGATCTTGATCCTGACGATGAATTGCCTTTTACTCAAGAAAATGGAGAGTTGCTTATGAAAAACGCAAACTCTTTTGATACTTGGGTAACTGAAACAGTGGGTGAGCTGGAAAATTTTACGGAGCGCAAGTAGCAGAAATAGTAAAGCTGCTTGAGCGCTTTGTAAAAGAATCCGGACAAAAAGTAGATGTTGATAAATATCTTCTACTGTGTGAACAATTAGGACAAGAGCCAGATCCGAGTAAAATGCCACTGGAGGCTTCTGCATTTCCGCAAGAAGTTCAGGTGGCATTTTTTATGTTTGACCTTTTACCAGATCGCTGGGATGGAAACTCAGGCTTATATATGGGCAAAGACTGGGGTGCAGCAAATTTTTTGTTTGATTTATATGGTTTTGACGAAAAAACAGACATTGTTTACTTTATGAAAATTTATGAAAATTTAGTAATTAATGATAGGGCTGAACAAACAGAAAGAAAAAGAAAGGCCGCAGAGCGGAAAGCAAAGAGTAACTAATGGCTAAGAAGAAACAAGTATTTATTGAGGTAATAGTAGACGATAAAGGTACTACTCAAAGACTTGCTGTCGACGCTAATAAATTAGAGAAGGCTCTTGTAGGTCAAAACAAGCAAACAAAAGATGCAGATCGCGCCTTGCGTGGTGCTGCAAGCATGTCCTCTAATACTACTAAAAACTTTAGTAAGATGACACAAGGCATTAACGGTGGAATCGTACCTGCTTATGCCGAACTAGCTGCTCGTGTTTTTGCTGTTACTGCTGCCTTCCGTTTCTTACAGGAAGCAGCAGATACTCGTAATCTTATTGCAGGCCAGCAACAGTTTGGCGCTTTGATGGGCACAAACTACTCTGCAATAACAAAATCTTTACAAGAAGCTACAAACGGGCAGCTACGCTTTACAGAAGCGGCACAGGCCACCGCTATTGGTACAGCTGCTGGTTTAACTGGTAATCAACTTGAGCGTCTTGCAACTGTTGCAAAGAATGCTTCCTTTGCTTTAGGAAGAGATTTAACAGATTCATTTAATCGTTTGATTCGTGGTACTACAAAAGCGGAACCCGAACTATTAGATGAACTTGGTATTATTCTACGCCTTGATCCTGCTACAAAAGCATATGCTGCAGCCACAGGTAGAGCTGCAAACGAGTTAACTGCTTTTGAGAGAACTCAAGCTGTTACTAATTTTGTACTTGAAGAAGGTGAAAGGAAGTTTGCAGCTATTGGCAAGGTAATGAATGAAGATGCAACTGCTGTTGCTGAGTTTGGAAAAGCTTTCGATGACATTGTTAATACTATAAAAGTTGGCTTAGTAAATGGACTAACTCCTGTTTTACAATTTTTATCAAATAATGTAACTTCTTTAGTCTCTCTTTTTGGTCTTTTAGCCCTTCCTCTTGTTCGCTCGGTTCTTCCTACTCTAGATGCTTTTGGACAAGCTGCAAAAAGTGCAGGAGACCGTGCAACTGCGTTTGCCGATAAAACTCAAGCTAAGTTTGATGAGTTAACTAAACAAACTCGTGTTCTTGGTAAAGACATGGACGAAGTTGGTAAAAGTTCCACAGATTTAGCAAAAGGTGCAGGAGTAAAACAAGGACAGACAAAAGGCACGGGTATGTCTTTTTTATCAGGAGAAGATCCTAGTAAAAGAGCACAAACTAATGCTGATAAAATTCTTAAAGGTGCTGAGAAACAAATTATTAATGGTAAAAAGGTTACAACCGGAAAGCTAAAAGGATTTAATGCTCAAGAGGTAAAAGATCTTCGCCTATCATATGAGCAAAGAGCTCAAGTTGTAAAGAAGTTTGAAAAAACAACTCGATTGAGCATGAAAGGCATTGAGCTATCCGCAAAGCAAGCTGCTGCAGGTACAAGTGTAGCCTTTACTAGGGCATTTTCTGGCCTAGCTGCGGGTGCAAAAAGATTAGCAGGTGGAGTAGATCTTTTATTCAAAGCAGCAGGTATAGCAGGAGCTGTTCTACTTTTTATTGATTTAGGAAAGATGGCAAAGGATGCTCTTTTTCCAATTCCTTCGGCTGCAAGAAGGGCTAACGAAGAAGTAGAGGGTCTTTCTGAAAAAACAGCAGAACTTGGAGATCATTTAGCAAAAGTAAATGAAATTAGAGCAGATCGTACTCTTCAAAATTTAGAAGAAAAAACAATTCAGTTTGGAAACGCAATAAAGGAAGCCAATGTTGCTAATCCTGGCGGCTTGATTGATCAGATCAATAGCTTAGACGCAAAGAAAGGCACAGAAGGTTTTGGAAAGTATAGAGAAAATTTACTTGAAACTACATCACAGCTAGCAAAGTTGGATAGTAGATTTGCTCCATTAAATCAAGCAATTCTTGACAATAAGAAAATAACTGAAGAAGATGCAAAGGCAATTCTTGCACTAAATGAAAATGCACAAAAAAGTGCAAATGCTTTACAGCAGATTACTGAAGCAAGAAAAGCAGCAGACCAAGCTCTTCAATCTACAATTAATTCAATTGCACAAGCTCCTTTTCAAAATCTTGTTTCTGCTTTTGCAGAAGTTGCAAAACTAGAGACAGAATATCAAGTTACTTTTGATAAGGAAAAATTTGCGGAAGATCGAGCAGCCCTTCAAAAAGAGATAGAAAAGTTTGATAAAGGAACTCAAGCTGTTACAATAAAAACTCGTCGTGGTACTACTGTTAAAACGGGGAGAGTCGAGCAAAGTGCAGAGGATATAGCAAGAGTAGAGGCACTCGAGGCTCAAGCAGCAGCAGAAGATGCCGCAGTAAAAGCAAAAGAAAAAGCAGCAGACATAGCAGTACTAAATGCAAATGCAGCCCTTGAAGCACAAAAAGAGGCTTTAGACTTAGAAGATAACATTCTTGATCGAAAGAAAACAATTTCAAAAGTTGATAAGGTGTCCCAATCTTTTGCCGCCCAACGAGAAAGAGCAGCAATTGGTGTTTTAAACGCTGAAACTGCTGTTGATAAAGCAAAACAACAAGTTTTACAATCAGAGTTAGCTTTAGACGTTCTTAGAAATAACGAAGTTGCTGAGACTGATCAGAGAGTAATAAATGCAAATAGAGCTTTAACTTTAGCAGAACAAAATGTAGAAGTAGAGGAAAATAATTTAAGAAATGCAGAAAAGAAAAATGCAGTTGATCAAATAGGCATTGATATTGCAGAAAGACGTTTACAAATACAAAAAGATATAAACGCTGCACAAAACGCACTTGCAAGAGCAAGAATAGCACAAGAAAGAGCTACAACTGCCGGAGCGGGTACTGTAGGCAAGAGTCTTGCTGATATTGGCACTGAAAAACAAGAGGGAAGAGAAAATAATATAATTGCTCAAAGAAAAATTATAAATGATCAAATTCTTCAAGCAGAGGAAAAGAGAGCAAAACTAAATGCAACAACAAATGCTACACGTATTGTAGCTCTTGATCAAGAAATAGAAGGTTTAAGAATTAAAGGTGAGCAGTTAGATAGAAATCTTGAAAAAGAACAAACCGCTGTTCTTATAGAGCTTGAAAAAGGAAGATTACGTTCACTAGACCTTGCAGATCAAATGCAAACATTCTCGTTTTCTACTGCTCACGAAGCGGCTGCTCGTAGAATTTTAGAGCTAGAAAATGCAGGCCACACTGTTTCAGCAGCACAAAAAGAAGAGTTTCTTGCACAAAATATTGCATTAGAAGAGCAAGAAACAATACTTAAAGGCATGGAAAATCTAAGGTCTACTGTAGAGTCCAGTATGAATAGTGCTTTTATGTCAATTGTAGATGGATCAAAGTCTGCGAAAGAGGCTTTTGCTGATATGGCCAAATCTATACTTGCAGCTATTGCAAAAATGATTATTGAGTTACTTGTAATGAAAGCTATACAAGCAACAATTTCTCTTTTTAGTGGAGGAGCTCCTATTCCTGCAGGTCGAAATGGTATGATAGCAGAAGCTGTGCCAGCTAGACGAGGCGGTATTCTTCAAAGCTATTCAACAGGCGGTATTGCAAGAGGCAGACAAGCCGGATATCCTGCTATACTACACGGTACAGAAGCTGTTGTTCCTTTGCCCAACAAGAAAGAAATTCCAGTTGACATAAGAGGCGGCACAGGAGATGTTAATAATATTAGCATTACTGTCAATAGTGACGGAACAACTAGACAAGATGGTTCAAACTCTTCAGAACAATCAAAGCAGTTAGGAAGAGCGATATCAGCTGCTGTTCAAGATGAACTGCACAAGCAGAAGAGACCTGGTGGTATACTGAGTCCGTTTGGAGCAGCATAATGGCTATAGGATTTGCAGACTTAAACTCAGTTCAAAGAACTCCAGATAAAACTCTTACTCGAAGTAATAAACCTCGAGTAATAAAAATTCAATTTGGAGATGGCTATGAGCAACGAGTACAGGAAGGTATAAATAATATTACTCAACAGTTTACTGTTACTTTTTCAAATAGGCCAAAGGCAGATATTGATGATATAATGGCTTTTTTTGATAACAAAGCAGGTACAACTGCTTTTAATTTTACTTACCCTGATACTAATGCTTCAGGATCTGAAAAGACTGTAAAAGTTGTTTGTGAAGACTATACACAGTCTTATACGTATGATGATTTTTATACTTGTAATGCAACCTTTAGAAGAGTGTACGAAGCATGACACAAATAAATAAAGAACTTCAGAAACAAGATCCAGGTTCAGCTTTAGTTGAGCTTTATGTTCTTGAATATACTTCAAATACTTTTGCTTACTTTTTTGCAGGATTAGATGAAGATTTAAATGCTATTCAATTTAGAGACGAGGATGGCACTATAAGAACTTATGCAGCCTTGCCTATGTTTTCAGAGGATATTTCTGTGAAAAGTGACGGATCTATGTCAAGACCAGAGCTTTCTATAGGTAATGTAGGAAATACTCTTACAAATGCAATTGGTGGGATAGACTATGAAGATTTAATAGGCCAAAGAATAACAAAACGGAGTACCCTTGTAAAATACTTAGTCGGAGAGGCAGGTGACGCAACTCCTCCCTTAGAGTTTCCAAAGCAAACCTATGTAATTGATAGAATAAAAGAGCGAAATATTATATCTATTACTTTTGAACTTGCTTCTCCTTTTGATGTTGCAGGAATAACTCTACCTCGCAGAAATATTATTGGTGGAAGCTGTCCTTTTAGGTATAGAGAGGCTGCTGGTTCTGTTTCAGCCGCAAACAGGTGCGGTGGATGTAACTGGGGACAAAAAACTGGATTTAGTGTTACAAGCGCACAGACAAGCGAAAGTAATAGTGTTTATATGAATCGTTATGATGAGTATATAGTTCCTTCTTCAATTAGTTTTACTACATTTACAGCAGGATCTACAAGTGCAACAAAAGGTAACTACTATCTTACTGTAAGTAATGTGCCCCGTCTTAATACAAATGGCACAATATCGAATGCAAATGCAAATAATTACTGGCAAGCAGTAGTAAATACCTCTGCTACTCCTTCTGATACTAGCACTAGTTGGAAAAGAGTAAGAGTATTTGGAACAACTTTATCTTCCACTTACTATGCTTATAGTGATACAAAAAGAAATGAATATATCCTTAGACAGGGAAATCTTTGGCAAGCCCTTAAAACTAGATCAAATCCTTCAGTCTCTGAAATAAAAGAAGGAGTTAATTGGACAGAAGGAGATATATGCGGGAAGAAAATAAAATCTTGCCGACTAAGATTTCATTCTTTGCCTCATCCAACCGTTTCCAACGGAGTAGCAATAGAGACAGATAAAAAAGTAATATTACCTTTCGGGGGCTTTCCAAATGTTAGACAGAAACGATAAGATAATAATAAATGATTTATTTGATGATTATCCAGAAGAGGGATGCGGACTTTTACTTAACAAGAGAGGCAAGATTGTCTGGAAAAAATGTGAAAATATAGCAGAGGATAAGTTACATACTTTTAAAATTTCTCCAGACGAATATGTAAAAGCAAGGCTGTCCGGAGATATTTATGCAATAGTTCATAGCCACCCAGATTCTTCATGCGAAGCAAGTGAATCAGATAAAAAAGCAAGCGATCATTTAGGTATACCGTATATTATATACTCACTACCAGAAGCAGAAAAATATACTTATACGCCAAAAAAGTTAGAAAATACTCTGCTAGGAAGAGAATATGAGTTTGGAAAGAATGATTGTTGGTCTTTAGTAAGAGACTACTATAGACAGAATCTTTCAATAGAACTTCCTATGTTGGAGTTTCAAGAGCTTTGGTGGGAAGAGGGACTAAACTATTTTGATGACTTATATGAGTCTTTTGGATTTGTAAAAGTCGAAGAGCCACAAAAACATGATGGTATAGTTTTTAACATTATGTCCTCAGTAGGAAATCACTGTGGAGTTTATCTGGATGATGGAGTCTTTTTACACCATGCCAGACATCGTTTATCCTGTAGAGAGTCCATATATGGAGTTTGGGGTAAAGCAATTAGAGGGTATTATAGATGCAAACAGTTTATTTAGAGGGTAACTTAGCAAAGTTTGGGGATAAGTGGGAAACCTCTTGTAATAATGTGGGAGAAATACTTAGACTTATAGAATGTCAGACGTCAGGGTTTAGAAAACATTTAATAGACGCACATGAAGCAGGTATAGAGTTTCAAATAAAACGAGGCAAAGATATACTTAGCGAAGAGGAGCTACTACTAACTTTACATGATGATGATATTGTCATAACAGAATTACCTGCAGGAGCAGATGGAGTAGGAAAGCTTTTAGCAGCGGTTGTTTTAGTAGTTTTAGCATTTACTGTGGGAGGTTTAACCTTTGGGGCAGGATTTACTGCTAGTTTAGCAGGAAATGTATTAGGAGCAACACTTTTACTTGCTGGTACAAGTCTTGCGATGATGGGAATATCAGAAATGATGATGCCAGACCCTTCTGTAGATGGTACCGATAATAATAAAAATTATTTATTTAGCGGACCCGCAAATACTGTTGCACAAGGACAAGCAGTACCTTTAGCCTATGGAGAACTAATAGTTGGTGGCGCTCCCATTTCACTATCTTACTCGCGCACTCCAATCACTGTTGACGGCGGAGAAGTAGGGGGAACAACGGGTACAACTGTTGCACCAAAAGAGAAAGTAAATACCCTTGCATCAGATAATGTTAATACAAAACCTACACCAGCAAGACCTGTAATGATACCAGGAATAGATATATTTTTTACTGATGAGGAAGCCCGTCAAATTCGTCTCACATTTCAGGGACATTTTGGAATATCATAGGAGTTAAATTATGGGAGGTTTTGCACCAAAAAGTGAGTCGGATTATGAAAATGAGCAGCAGCAAGCAGCTCTTGCTGCAGCTGCGCCTAGTACTCCTACAACTGAAAAACAGTATGGTGTAGCTACTGATATAATTTCTGCAGGTGAAATTCAAGGTCTTGTTGGAGGGCTTTCCGGAGTATACCTAAATGGTACTTCAATTATTGATGAACAGAGTTATGATACTCTTACTACAAAAACAGGAACTGCTACTGTAAGCGGAACAAGTGTTACAAATGCTGGTGGAAATGCTTCGGGTGAAGGTCTTTTTAGTGGAGTTGATTTATCTATTGGGGATAGATACTTATTAGTTTTTTCTGCAGGCCCTACAGGTAACTTAAATACTCTACCTGGGTTTAGTGGAAATTTTGCAGCTAAAAGAGGCTCAAGTATTCTTTACCTTCCTAATAGCGTTACAGTTCCAACAAATATAGAAAATAAACCCGGTACTACTGAAAAAGCAGATGCTGATGACTATGTAGTCGGACGAATACGTGTTCCTGGTGCAGGTGTTGATGGAGATGTATATACAGGAATTATAGTAGGACAAGGCACACATCCAAGTTACGGTAAATGGGTAAGAGTTAACCCTCCCATAAGCACAGATGTTTCTTCTTCTGGAACAAAAACGTTTTTCTTTGATACTGTGCATCAAGTTAGTTCAATTACTAATGCGAACACAGCAACTCTTGCTACCGCAGTTGAAAGAAATAGAACGGCACAACCTGTTATACTATCAGAAGCTATTGTTAAGTACGGAGACACAAATCAAAGTCTTGCCTATGATAATGCTTATGCTTATTTAAAAAGAGGAACTCGATATCAAACGCCCATTATTAAAACAAGTGCATATGGAAGCCCTGGTAGCTCATTTGTAATTGGCCCCCAAACAGAGCTTACATGGTATTCCGGTACAGGAAGTGTTCGTGTAGGAGGAAGTGCAAGCGCTACATTTATAACTCCAACTCAATTTTCTTTTTCAGAGGGATCTAAAGAAGAAATAGACTATTTAAATATAGCTATGGAATTTCCTAGTGGTCTCTTGTATAAGCAGCCAAATGGAAAAGATGGACCTGCCGGAGCAGAGTTTCAAATAATTCTAAACTATAAGAATGACTCTACAGATTCTGACTTTACAAAAGTTTTAATACATGGTAATAATTACGGTGGGTCTGAGTTTATCAATGGCCTGCATCAAGCTAGCGATTCATTAAATACAAAATCAAGCACATATAGCTGGATAATCGGTAATGGAACTAGTGTTGAGTACCATGATCAGATAGTAAATTATTTTCAAGGCTCTTTAGGTGTAGGTAGAAGGGGCACAGGAACAATTGTTCGACAAAATACGTCTGGAGGCTTTATACAAGAGTTTCGTATTAATCTGGAAAGATTTCAGCCGTTATTTGACTGGAGAATTGAAATAAGAAGACTAAGTCCTGATGCTTCTTCAGATTATAGTAATTTTTCAGATGGAGATGGTAGACCGCAGTATCAAGGCAGAGCCGTAATAAAGACGGTAGAGGCAGGAATAAATGATAAGTTTTCTTATCCTACAACAGCGCATGCTTCTGTTTCTTTTGCTGCAGAAGACTTTCCTCAGCCTCCTTCTCGTTCTTACCATATTTTAGGAAGAAAAGTAAAAGTTCCTTCAAATTATTTTACACGAGAAGAATTAGGTTCTTTTACATCAAGTTATACTCGTAATCAGAGCACTGGAGCAAATACAAGTTCTTACCAAGCGTGGAATGGGACTTTTAGAGGAGATCCAGCTGCTTCTTCTGTTGCAAATAGAGCAAAAGTCTATACAAATAATCCTGCCTGGGTTTTTTATGATATTCTTACAGATAAAGAAAATGGTTTAGGAGACTTTGTACAAGAAGCAGATATAGATAAATTTTCTTTATATCAAATAGCAAGATACTGCGACGAGCTTGTTCCAGATGGCAAAGGAGGACAAGAGCCTCGATTCACTTGTAATACTTATATTCCAAATGCTACAGAAGCATATAAAGTTGTAAAAGATTTAGCTAGTGTATTTAGAGGAATGCTCTATTGGATAAATGGAGAGGGGTACACCGTACAGGATAGTCCAAAAGAGCCTGTTTATACTTTTACTACCAGTAATGTTGAAAATGGTATTTTCAGCTATACTTACACAGGAGACAAGGCGCGCCCAAATCAATTTAATGTTACTTGGAATGATCCAGAAGAGTTTTATAAAAAAACAGTCCTAACTGTAGAAGATATTGCAAATATAAAAAAGACAGGACGAGTACTTGCTCGTAATATTGTTGCATATGGTTGTACTTCGGAAGGTCAAGCAAGGCGACTTGCAGATTTTCATTTAAAATCAACTAGCTTAGAAACTGAAGTAGTTAGTTTTAAAACTGGCTTTAATGCAGTATTTTTACGTCCTGGTGACATTATAAATGTACAGGATAAAAGACAGCATAGTCTTGAAACTAGTGGTCGTGTAAGCACTGGCTCTACCACAACATCTATTAATTTAGATAGAATTGTTACTTTTCCTGGAGGAAGTGCGGGTACTGGGTGTAATTTATACTTAATATTTACAGAACCAGGAGTATATTTAGCACAAGCATCTGCTACTATAAATGGTCAAAGCTATAGCCGTGGTGGGTTGCTTTTAGAAGATGCTAGTGGTAATGCTTTGGCTACACAGGCACAGGCAGCTAATCTAATTGATGACTCTGGTAACTCAGTTTTAACTCAGTTTTCTGAAAATTCAAGAGTAGAAATAAAAGAAATAACAAATACAGGAACTTCTGCAAGCACTATTACTGTTTCTGGAGGATTTTCTACTGCTCCTCAACAAGATACCATCTGGGCAATTAGTAGAGAGGATGATGTAAATACTGATGAGCTTCAGGAGTATAGAATAATTGGTATGACAAAAGAGGAAGATGGTATCTCTTTCTCTGCTTCAAAGTATGCAAAAGAAAAGTATGATGAAATAGACGAAGATGTTCCTGTAGAAACAACTGATTACCAAATTTTACCTCCAAAAGACCAAAAGGTTCCTGCACCTTCCGTAGTTCTAATAGAACAGGTTACTACTAGCTCAACAGTAGACGGTGGAGTGGGCACAGGAGTTACAGCTCAAATTAACTGGAGCACTCCAGTAGAAACTTTTACGGATACAGCTGGAAATACTTCTTCTATAACATACAGATTTCTATCTCATTTTGAAGTTCATCATAATATGAGTTTTGCAGGTAGAAGCAATAAGTTTGTAAAAATAAATAATATTCCGGGCTCTGCTACAACTCATGAAGTTACAAATGTAAGTTCGGGAGTTTATACTGTAAAAGTACGTGCGGTTAATAGTAGAGGTGCAAAATCAGCTTGGAAGGAAGTAACTCAAAAAATATCTTCTTCTCCGCCTTCTTTAAATAGAATAGGCAGAATTGTTCGTGGAGGTAGCTTAACATCTAGCCCAACAATAAATACATCAACAGGTTTAGTCAATGTAATTGTAGGGTCTTTTGAGTATACTTTTATTACAGCTGGAGGTACAGAAGTACGATATAATTCTCCTACTGCTGCCCAAAGAGAGCAAGCTTTTTCTGGTTTATCGGTTGGACAAAGAGGTTACTTATATTTAGATGCTTCTGACACTGCAGATCCATGGAAAGCAGTAGTAATTGCAACAGATACTGTACAAACAGATATAAATGGAAATAAATCAAACACAGAGTACTTTCAGGAAACAGGCGCTGCAAATCTTGGTTTAACAACTATTAGTGGTACCGTAACCGCTACCGCAGGTAGTAATACAGTTACAGGAAGTGGTACTTCTTTTCTCTCTGATTTTTATCCTGATTCTATAATTCTTGTAACTACAAACAATACTAATAACTATGTTGCAGCTTCTGAATATAGACAAGTTGTATCTATTGAAAGTAATACAAGTCTTACTGTAAGAAATGCATTTACTAGAACCATGAGCGGTCAGTATGCACGAAAGCAGACTTTGCCTGTATCTCCTGCACGAGACGCTTTGCTTGCTGAAGTAAATAGAACTGGTTCTAGTGCATATAATGCTTCATTCTTTGTAGCTTCAAAAGGCGAAGATGGACCGCAAGGCGCACAAGGTGCTCCAGGTCCAGATGGGCCTACAGGACCAGTTGGCCCCGTTGGTAATCCAGGTGGACAAGGACCTGGTGGACCAGCAGGACCTCCGGGACCCGTTGGAGATCCGGGAGTACAAGGAGCACAAGGACCTGGTGGCGCTGCTGGACCACAAGGACCACAAGGAGCTCCTGGTAATACAGGTTCACCAGGACCAGGAGGAGCTACGGGACCACAAGGCCCTACTGGACCTACAGGTTCACAAGGTTCAGCAGGACCTTCGGGTGCTGCGGGAGCTTCAGGCTCTCCTGGGCCTGACGGCTTAAGTACTTTCTTATTTTACTCTGCTGCATCTGTTACAATATTAAATTCTTCTCCAAGTATTTCTGCTTGGAGTTCGGGAGCATCCTATGCAATTGGTAATGTAAGATCCTATAACAGTAAAGTCTGGGCAGCAACAAGTGCACACTCTGGAAGAAGCACAAATCCTCAGTCGGATACAAGTTACTGGGTTCAAGTTTTTGCTGATGGATCTTCTGCAATTTCGTCTATGACTAATCTTACTCCTACTTTTTATAATACAGGAAGTAACTTTTGGTATGTAGTTGCAGACTCTACGGCCAACAGATTTCATGCAAATGCTACGCAGGTTTCCGGAGGTGTTACAGGAGTTACCCATACAATTATAGGTACAGGAACTGCTGCTAACTCTTTATCTTCTGGAAGTATGGGATCTCCTTTACTAAATGAGGGACAAACTGGCCCCACTGGACCAACTGGACCCGTAGGAAATCAAGGAGCGGCAGGACCTCCAGGATCTCAAGGTCCAACCGGTCCTACTGGCCCTCTAGGACCACAAGGCCCTACTGGTGCTACAGGACCACAAGGTGGAACAGGTGCTGCTGGACCTACTGGCCCTCAAGGCCCTGTCGGTGCAACTGGTCCTACAGGCGCAACGGGAGGCCCCGGGCCACAGGGACCACAAGGTCCTACTGGACCCACGGGACCCCACGGTCCCACGGGTACCGCAGGAGGAACAGGTCCAACCGGCCCAGCTGGCCCTCCAGGAGCTACAGGTGCTGCAGGTGCTCAAGGACCCGCAGGACCCCAAGGCCCACAGGGGCCAAACGGACCCGCAGGACCTTTAGGGCCAGCAGGTGGTGCGGGTAATCCAGGACCTCCCGGAGGGCAAGGACCTCAGGGACCACAAGGGCCTCCTGGGCCGAGTGGTGTTTCGCCTACGGCGGTTTCAGCAAGTAAAAGCAGTGTAACTTTTTCAAATAGAAATGCAAGCCAGACTGTTACTTGGACTCGAGCAACCGGATCTACAACAAGTACGGCATCGGTTGTGGCTAGCTCTGCCAGTAATGCAAATACTGTTTCTTGGGCAAGTACTGCTCCTTCAGGTTGGTCAAATAGCAGGAGTGGTAACGGAACTGCTGCTGCGACTTGTACTATGTCGTACAATAGTGTCTCTGCAGCTTGCACTGCTATCTATGTTGATTTAGGTCCCATAGGTCCAACTACATGTTTTGTTGCGCGTACTCCTGTTTGTTTACAGGATGGCACTTTTAAGAAGATTGTAGATGTTGAAACTGGGGACAAAGTCAGAGGTGAAAACGGTAGTATTAATACTGTTCTTGGAAATTACTCTTGTGAATTTCCTTTTGAGCATTTATATGGTATTAATGAAGAAGAGCCTTTCTTTACTGCAAATCACCCATTCTTAACAAAAGACGGATGGAAAGCTGTAGATCCTGAGCTAACATTAATCATTGACGGAAAAGAAGTAGCAGATATACTTGTAGGAAAGTTACAGGTTGGAGACATTTTAATAAAAGATGAAGGAGGCGAAGAAGTTTTGTCTGCTCTAACTAAGAGACCTTTAGAACAAAGCGAAAAAACAGTGTATAATCTTTCTACTGATGGAACAAATACTTATACTGCGAACTCCTTTGTTGTTCACAATAAGAGTAGTGATATTCGACTAAAGAAAAATATAAAATTCCTAAAGTGGTTCAAGGGACAATATATATACTCATGGGATTGGAATGACATAGCCGATAGTTTAGGAATAACAGGACCAACTATAGGAGTTATAGCTCAAGAGGTCATGGAGACAAGACCAGATCTCGTATCTATTGATGATAAAGGGTACTATTCAGTAAATTATGAAAAATTAGGAATAAAATATGAGGTACTAACATGGACTTAAACATACCAGATACGATACAGGATTATGGATTTTCGCTGACCACTCCTTCGGGGGTGGTTTACACCTGTGAGAAATACCCATGGACAGAAAGAGACTTCTTTTTAAATATGAAGTGGGGCTATAAAGCATTTACTAAAGCCGAAAGTGATATTACACAAACTGACTTAGCATATCTTTTTGATAACAATTTTATTACTTCTTTATTTTATGGAAAAACTCTTCCTGCAGAGTCGTCACATATTGCTATTACATTATATAAAGTTGATGGAGTAAATCTAGGATTTACAGAGGTTGAGCACTATATTGATGAAAATAGCACTAGACATATAAAAAGTATATCACAAGTTATTGCACCATCTCTAAGAGGGCAAGGACATAGTAAATATATAAATGCAATGCTTAATCATTCAGCAAGATACTTTGTAGATACTTACTCTGAAGCATCTATTACAATAAGACACGGTAGTATTGGAGCAAGAAAAAATGTTCAAAATGCAAAAAGTAGAGTAACACTAACTCAAGATACTTCAGAATATAATACTTTAGCAGAAGAGTATATACAAAAAGTTGAGTATCCTACTCAAGCAAATATGGCTGCTCAGTATGAAAAAATAACAGAATTAGGAACATACTCAACAACAAATCCTGATGAGTACTGGAAAGATTCTCCAAAAACAGATGCAAAATGGGCACATCCTTTAAATAATACAACTCCGGACTTCACAGTATGAAAACAAATATTATAGTAGTAGATGATTTTTATAATAATCCAGAAGAGGTTAGACAGCATGCACTCGGCTTAAGCTATGATACCCTAGGAAACTATCCTGGGCAGAGATCAGTACCCGAGCCCACAGATCAGACTTCTTACCTAAAAGCTTTTTTCGAGACAGAAATATTACACAAAAAAGTAATTAACTGGAACAATGAGTATAATACTTGTTATCAATATACGACTGTAGAAGACTCTACGTGGATTCATAGTGACTC